TATGAACTACACACAAACTAAAGATTTGTGTGTTTCTACGCAACACGCTTAATCTAATGATTTACGTTAAGTTACGCTGGGATTGTCCCTAACCCCCCATTAAAGTTTTTAAAATCTTAAATTATTATCAGTGGTCGTGGATCTTATTTCATATCCTTACGGCTTGATTGATTAATTCGTTGATTAATCTTCACTTTTCATGATTTTACCTAAATTAAGTTTTTAATTTAGAACCATATTATCATTACATCAAAGAACTAAAAACTATTTCTATAATATATATAATTAAAAAATAGTGACTTTTTGCCATTTTTGAATGTCAAATTCATCACAGAAGCTAAAGACTTCTGTGTTTTCTTTGACGAATCTTATAAATAAATGCAGCTAATTGTTTTGGTGTAGCATCTTTATGTAATATAAATATACCAAACAAATCAGAATCCCATACATTATTTTTTAGATTTTCAAATCCCATTTTAATTAATATTTCTTGTGTTTCTTTCATATCTTGTTTAATAATTTTTCTTTATATTACAAATATATATTTATCATTTTTCTTTTCCCAATCATAACAGGCTTTAACTGTGCGAATAAAAATTACTGTATCTTCATTAATTATATTTTTTTTCTTAATTAACCCATACCAATTCAAAACACTATCCTGTTTTTGTTCATTAATTGCTTTATTTGGATTTATAAACCAATCATTGCATTGAGCAAAATATTCTTCATCAATAAATTCAGGTATTGATTGTCTAATTGCTTTCCACATAGAAAAAAACATTAATTCATGTTCTCGTGATTCAACTTTAAATTCTTTCCCATTAAACATAATTGTGTATTGTTTCATAATGTTATAATTAATATTTTATATAAAAAATATAAAATGGAGATGTAAGCTCTATTCTATATCTATATTTTATGCTTGGAATTACCATATTATTATTTAGTACAGTTCATTTTTATATTTTTTATATTTTAATTTAAGATTTTTTCTAATTTAAGTTTTCTAATATTATCAAAACTATGAAATATTGTAGATGATAATGCAATTGTCGAATCTCGTAAAATTCGTTTATAAACATCTCGTTTAATTTCATATCTAAGTTGTTCAATTAAATATTCATAATTTTTACTATTTTTGTCTATTTTATCTACAAAAGATTGATAAAATTTAAAATTTACTTTTGCATCATAATATTGTTTTATCATTTCTTGAGGAATTTCTAATTGTCTTGCAATTTTCATCATATATTTTGACATATATCCAACTTTTGTTTTTGGATCTAAAGATAAAAAATATTTTAATTTTTTATCTTTTAATGGAAACAACATCAACAGTTTAATAAAAATTGTTTTAACATCTCTAGTAACCACCATTGGTCCAACTATTTTCATATTATGACAATAAACATTCATAAATTCTTCATATCCTGAATTTATTTTAAGTTTTTTAAGATTTTCCATTTAATATTTTTTTAAATTTATTAATTCTTTCTTCTTTTTTAAATAAATCATATAAAATAGTTGATTGGGGTTCACCTACAATAATATAATTAGTAGAGCCTTTAATGTATTCTTTGTGAATAATATTTGATGCTTTTATTATTTTATTCAATAAATTATGTTGTTGATCCATATCCACCATTTCTATCTTCATTTGAATTGCAATTATCTGATTCTAAATATTTATGGAATATACCTTGTGCGATTCTATCATATTTAGAAACATCAACATATGAATCTCCAATATTTTTTAAACAAATTCCAATATTTCCATCATTTTTAGAATTGGAAAAATAATCTGAATCAATTATTCCAGTTTGATTTTTTAAATTTAATCCATTAAAAATGGATGAACTTCTAACATGTATTTTTAGAACTTCATCTGATAACATATATGCTTTAATATCAGTCCAAAAAACGTGTTCTTCACCTGGTTGTAATCTTATCATTTCATTAGTATAAAAATCATACCCTGCACATATTTTACTTCCTCTTAATGGTAATTTTATATCATCATTTAAAAATTTTCTATGTTCATCTGACACTATTTCAAACCCTCTACTTTTTAATATATATTTATTATTGTTCATTTTGTTGTTCTTTTTGTTGTTCATTTTGTTGTTCATCTTCTTTTTCATCAGTTCCCATATTTGAAATCCATTGTTCATAATCAGTATTGATTCTTTCAATTAAAACTCCAAATGCATTATAAACTTTATGAGTTTCTGCTATTTTTTCTAATAATGTCGCAAAATTATAAAATTCTTCATTGATTCCTTTTATACTATATTTATTTAAAAAATGATAAAGCATAACAAGATTATTAATATCAATTATTACATCAAATTCTGTTTCGTGTTTTGGTAATTTTTTATATATTTCAACCCATTTTTTCAAATATTTTTCATTAAGATCAATCATATTAAAAATTTCATCTCCATTAAAAGGAATCTTACTTCTAAAAGTATTTGATAAAAATTTGTATTCTTTAATTGTAAATGTTAAATTAATTTTCATTTTTGAAACTTCATTAACAACATTATTTTTCATAAATTTCCCAACTGCAAATAAATTTGTTTTTTCTTCATTTGATAAATTAATTGTATCTTCATATTTTTTAAGAAAATATTTCATATTCATCATAGTTTTTTCAATATTACCAAGATATTCTTTATCAAGATATTTTGTTCCAATATTTTTTATAATATCTTCTGCTTCAAATTTTTTTGCTTCTTTATTACTATCATTGAGCAAATAAATTACCTCTGAATATTCTTTAATATTTATATCATCTTCTAATGAAAAATCATGGTTTACTAATTCATCTAATGGATCTTTTGATTTAACTACAATATTTTTTGGTTTAGTTGTTTCAATTGTTTCATTTGTTTCATCAATAATAAATTCTTCCATTTCAATTTCATTAGTATTTTTTGTATTTTCTATATTTTTTTTATTTGTTGTCATATTTTTTTATTTTATTTTTTGATATTATTCTTTATTTTCTTTTTTTTGTTCTTCAAATAATTCTTCAATTTCTTCAGCTCTAATAACTGCTTCATATGAAAATTTTTCAATTATTCCTTTGCTTGCTTTAATATTACGCGCAGTTAAAGATATTTTCTCTGTTTTTGGATTAACAGAAATTTTATCTAGTTCTTGATCAAATAATATTTCATTAATATTACCAAGCTCTGAATCTGTAGAAAAAGCATCAAAATATTCTGTGTTTATTTGTACTAATAAATCACAATTTATAATTGCTTCATATTGAAGAGGTATTTTTGATATTTTAATTAATTGGTTTTTTTGTTTACTATTTGATTGAAAATAAAATTTTATATCAATTGGATGTGCAAATTGAGATAATCTTTCATTAAAAAAATCAATAATATCTTCTGATTCATCAGCTAAATCCTGATATTGTTTATCAATATCTTTTTTTATTATTTCTTTCATAATTTAATTTTTTTTGTTTTATATTATTATTATTTATTAAAGTTTTCATATTTATATAAAAAATAAACATGCACCAATTATTATTGCAATTAGAAAATATATTAATCTTCGATATATTTTTTCAATTTTTAATAATTTAAATTGAACAACAATCAAAATATTATTTTCACCAATTTGGTCTGCTTTTGATAATCCTACTAATTCATCTAATCCATATTTTTTTAATTCTGTATTTAATTGAGATATAAATTTTTTAGTCTCGTTATCCATATAATAATAACCATATTTTTGAATATTATTTATTGTTTGTTCTGGGAAATTTAATACTGTATAAATTCTATAAATGGAATCTATATTCATATCTTTTATAATAAAAGTATTTCTAAGATTATTAGAAATAAAATGATTTCTTATATCAGGCAAATGTTTTTTAATTGTCTTTATATAAGAAAATAATAATTTATATTTTTTAAACAATTTGATTTATTATTTTTCTTTTTATAGATTAAAAAAATATAAAGGTTTTTATTAATATTAAATTTTATTGAATTTATTTAACTTTTATTCTTCTACATCTTTAGCATCTAATACTTCTTCTCTTTCGGTTGTTGTTATAGTTGACATAGATTCTATATTTGTGTCAATATTTGCAACGTGTTCTAAAAGAATTGTTTCAAATGATTTTTCTTCAGTAGGAACTATTGTAGGCCCTCCAAAAGTTGATGGTTCTGATTGAGTACCAGTTTTGTGAAATAATTTATCAAAAACATCACTCATAACACCATTATTATCTACAACTTGTGTAATTGTTTTCTTCTTAGCATCTATGACATCTAATACATTTTCTAATTGTTCTTCATCAACTAATGATAATAATTGAAAACCAGCACCTAATGACATTAAAGAATTTACTTTATCAATATTTAATTTATTAATTTCTATTCTTAAACTTCTTATTGCTTCTGCAACTTTATCTAATCTGTTTAATCTGTTCCAACTTATTGATGTTAAATCATCTAATGCTTTAAAAAATAATTCTAATGGATCAACACCATCTTGTTTAATATTTGTAAATATATTTATTGCATTTGATACATTTTTAACCCATTCATCATTTGGTGTTGTTGAAACATCAAAGAAATTACCATCTTTATTTTTAGTATTAAAAAGTTTTCCAACTGCAAATAAACCATTAACTAAGCCTAACATTATTGCAATTGCCCCATCATCATCATATAAATCATCTGCATCTATATCAACACCAGCATCATCAAGTGCTTTAATAGCTTGGGCAAATGCTAATATTGAACCTCCAACACCTTCTGCCCATTCTTTTTTTGGAAAATTTCCACCAAAAGTGCCCTTATCTGCATCTTTAAATTTTTCTCCTGCCGTAATTAATGCTCCAACTATTTCTGTTATGAATGTTTTTAAATCTTGTTTTTTACCAAATAATTTTTGAAATACTCCACCTTCATTGCCTTGTGATTCAAGTGCTAATGCAAATGCCATAATTGAACCACCAACACCTTCTGCCCATTCTTTTGTCGGAAAATTCCCACCAAATACGTTATCAGCACCTTGAAACTCTTTTCCTGCTATAACCATTGCCTTTGAAATAGTTATTATAAAAGATTCTAAATCAACATCATTACCACCAAAAATATTTGAAAGAATACTCATTCCAGTCATTTTTGCTAAAACATCTGAAAAAGATCTTATTGATAATGCAACTCCCTGAGACCATTTAAGAGATGGGTATTTTTCATATGTACCAGTTGATAATATTTTAGATGCTGCAACAATTGTTGTCGCAATAATTAACATTGCCGCACCACCTGATACAACCATCGCTAAACCAAACCCTAAGGTTGAAAAAATAAAAACTCCTAATAGCATCATTGGAATACCAAATGCTAATATTGAAAGTCCAACTCCTGCAGCCCAACTTGCATTAGGATATTTTTCATACGAACCAAGAGGTAATAATAATGATGCAATAACAATTGTAGCAACTACCATTGGTATTGCTATCATTGCCAAACCTAAAGCTGGTAGTCCAACTCCTGCCATTGCCAATACTCCAAGAATTATCATTGGAATACTGAACGCAAGTATTGATAATCCAACACTTGCACCCCATTTCCAATTTGGATAATTTCCATCATAATTTCCAACAGATAATATCCAAGATGATATCATTATTGCAGCAGATATAAGAATTATTGATGCACTCCCCATCAAAATTTCTACTGGTGTAGCACCTTTCAACCCTTTCATCATAAAACCAAATGATATTGCAATAGGGGCCAATGCAACACCAACACCTAATGCACCTAAAACTTGTTCCATAGTAATTGATGGCATATCTTGTAAAATCTCTCCAGACCAAACAATTGCTTGAGCAATTAATGGTAAAATTAATGGAGCAAATATAGCCATTCCCAAATCTTTTGTTTTTAACTTACCAAGACCTTTTAATAAAAAATATGTTGCTAATCCCATTCCAGCACCAACACCAATTATTGTAATTAATGTTCCAAGACTAAGTTCCGGCATTAATTGTAATAACATACCAGAAACAAGAATTGCACCAGACATTATTATCATTATTAATGATGTTAATATGGCAGTTTTCATATCCATAGATTTTCCTTTATCATCTTTAATTGACGCGACTTTAGAAAATGCCATTGCAACAAACATAATACCTAAACCTAAACTCACAACAGACATAAAATCAACATCTCCAACAATTTTGAAAGCCATACCAATAGCAAGAACTCCAGCAGCAATTAATACAACTGTTTTAACACCTGCAATTACTTTATCTTTATTTGTTCCTGTCTCAATTTCTCCAAACATTCCAGTTTCTTTAGAATCTTTAATTCCCTTAACTATCTCCAAAGTTTTCTCTGATGTTTTATTTATATTTTTTACATCAACTTTTATTTCTGTTAAACTATCTTCAATATTTTTAATAGATGCAGCATCCATATTCTCCATAAATTTATTGAAAACTTCACTTGGGTTAGATTTAATTTGTTCCTGTAATATTTCCACTAAATTTTCTAAAGCTGATGTAAAATCTGTTAATTTATCTACAAAATCACTTTCTTTACTCATTAGTTATCTTCTATTGTCTTTTTTTGATCACTTAATCTTTGAATTGTTTCATCAAAATTAGTTAAATCTTTTTTTAATTTATCAATATTTTGTTGAACTATTTTTTTATCATCATCATTATCAATTAATGCAATTTGATCAATTAATAATTTTAATTTGTTATCTATTAAAACTTTCTTTTTATTAATTAATTCAACTTGTTTATCTACATCATTTTTAATATCTTCAATATCATCAACATTATCATCTTTTTCAAATTCTTCTAAATTAGTTGCGATATCATCTTTAATATCTTCTAAATCTTCATTAATAAATTTGTTATATTTTTTCAAAGTTTTCATAAATTTAAATCTTGTTTTTTTTATATATAAAATATAATCTATTGAAAAAAAATGAAAATAAGTTTGTATATGTCAAAAATAAATTGTATTTTTGTAAAACAAAAATAAAAACAGAAAATTATGAATATAGATGACAAATTTAAATACTTAAATCAAGAAGAAATAAACTTTCTTACTAGAATTTTTGATAAAATTCAAAAAATTGAAAATGGTAAAAAAGCTAATGCTTTAACTAAATTTGATTTAAAACTTATCACTGAAAATATAACTGATGCATTTATGACTTTACTATATGCAAAACTTAAAGAAGGTTTAATTTATGAGAAAGAAAATCTATATATTGATTTATTATACTTCTTAAATAAAGAAGATTATATTAAATCTAATTATATTGCTTGGATGTTAAATCATTATTATAATGGTTATTTAGAAAAACAATTTGAATTGACTATTGTTAATGAAGAATATGAAATTTCTGCAATATTAAATAAAGTAAGAAATATTTCTGTTAGACCAGAAATTTATTAATACATTTTTTTAAATTCTTTTAAATTAATTGAAATAAAAGAATATTTTTTTGTACCATATAAACTTAAATCATATCCCGACTCAGATTTTCTATTTATTTTTTTCAAAATCATATTTATTTTAAATAATTTTGGTCCTAAATATGCTCTAATATTATTTCCTATTATTTCTGGTCGAAGAGTTGTTTGATCTGAACTAATTAAATCAGGAAATTTAATTTCTGCAAGAGTATAAGTATCATGCAAATCATTATTTGTAAATTCATATTTAATTTTATATTTATTTAAATATATGAATAAATCTTGCAAATTATGTTCTATTTTTTCCATGTATTTTTCTTGACCAACTGCTTCATTTTGTTGAGAATTTTGTGAATTTTGTGAATCTTGTGAATTTTGTTGTGGTTTTTCTTGAATAGTTTTTTGTTGTTGACCTTGAATAGTATTTTGTTGTGGTTGTGGTTGTTGTGTTGCAATATTCTCTGTCTCTTCTAAAACACTCTTAATAGAATAACCTAACATATCTACTACATCCTTTATTGGGATTTCTACATCATTTAAATTTTCAACGTCTTCATTTAACTTTTTCCATTCATTAAATTTTTTCATTTATTGTTATTTTTTTTTATTGTTATTTTTTAGTATTTCTTATTGGTAATAAATCATTTTTATATTTTTTTATGATTTCTTCTATATCAACTTCCAGCTCATGTTCTTTATTTGCATCTCCACCTCTATTCAAAATATTATTCCAAATTTTCTTATTATTAATTCCATATAATTCTTTTAAATCTACTACATAATTAAAATTTTTAAATTCCATATTTTTAGCTTGTTCTATTGGTATAGTTTCAATTATTTGATTTCCATCTGTTTTCATAACATATAAATTATTATTATATGCGGCAACTTGCATTAATTGTTTTTTACCATAATTTATTTTATCTTTACCTGATACATATAATGTTATCATCTTACCTCCTTTTGATTTATCATAACCTTGTACATATTTTCTGAAGGTTTGAAAAATATTTAAATTTATTTTTTCTTCATCACCTTCATATAAATCTCTTATTGTTTGAGAATTATTTAAATAATATTTATCTACTAAAATTTTTATTTTATCATCAGTTAATTTATCTAATTCTTCTTTTTCTTTTGGTAATTTTTTTATTAATCCATCAAAATCAAATAATCCTTTAAAATGGTAGAATGTTAATAAATCTTCTTTATTTTTTGGAACAGTTCTTAAAATCATTCCAAATCTTTTTGGTGGATTATTATTTGTATCAAAAATATATAATTTATCATCAGTATCCCCATTTAATACAATACCTATTGCTTTATTTTGAGAAGGATTTTCATTAATTTCATTAGAACCAAAATTTGCTATATTTTTTTTTGCTTCAATATTATACTCTGCAAATGATTTTCTCATAGCTTTATCACTATTAATCAAGGCAATAGGATCTAAATCTTCTGGAAAAGATCCTGTTTGTGAAAAATATGGTAAATAAATTTCTTTATCTTGTGATATTAATTTTTTCCAATATTGTTCTATTTTCTTTTTATCTGTATCAACTGTTGTGAAATTTACTCTTGAATAAACCGCATTTTTTGCTACACCAAATTCTGGATCATATAATATTTCTGCTTCTAATGCAAGAACTTTTAATCTTTCTTTATTAACGTTTGGTCGTACTTTAGAATAAAATTCTTTTATTTGTGCATCAGTTAATATTTTATTTGGATTATCTAAAATTGATAAATCAAAATCTTTATACTTAAGATTTCCAAATTTGTTTAAAGCTTTTTTAACTTTTGGTGAATCACTTGAAGTTTTAGTAATGGTATCTCCTACTGTATCATTTACCAAATCTGTTATTTTTTTTTCTTTTTCTGTTACTTCTTCTGTTTGTCCTTGTACATTTTGTGATCCAGGTGTTTGTATTATTTGTGTCGTTGGTGTTTGTGCTATTTGTGACCCTTGTGAATCACTTTGTGAATCACTTTGTTCTTTAGATGTTTGTGTAAGATTTGTGTTTGTTTTTTGAGGAGTTTTTGCTAATCCAGTTTCAGCTTCCACCAATAATATATTTTCATTAACTTGAATACCTTGTTTTTCTATTTCATTTTTAATTTTTTTATATTCTTTTTTAATTTGACTAATATCATTAGTATCTGGATATAATCTTTTATTCCAATTTTTCTTAAATTTTGATAATTGTGGATTTTTATCTATAATATCATTTATTATCCCCAAATAACTTTTATCTAAATTTATTCTTTTATTATAATCTTCTTCAGATATTGTTTTTGTTGTTCTTGGTAATTCTGTTAATTTATTTTTTAATTCTTCTAATGGTGTTGTATCTAATTTATTCTTTTTTATTATCTCAATTTCAGTAGATAATTTATTATTAATAAAAGAGATCATTGCCAAATCATTATCTGATAAATTATCTTTATTAATATAATTTATTATAGATTTTATCATTGTTATCTGATTTGAATATGTTTTTTTAAATTGTTTTTTTTCTTTTTTAAATCTTTTAACTTTTACTAATTTCTCTTGACCTTGAATAAGTTGTTCTTTATTTATTTTTTCTTCATGTGCTGGCAGTGCTAAAAAAGTTGATATTTTTTCATCAACATCAATTTTTGTTTTAAGTTTTTTTATATTGTTTTCAGTATTTCCATTTTTTTGAATTGTTGTCTGAATTGCATCCAATGTTATTGATTTTACAACTTCTAATTTTTCAGCTTCTATCCCCATTTCATAAAATGTTGCAACAATAGCTTTTAAATATTCATCTTTAATTTCATCACTTAATTTTCTTAATTTTCTTTTATATACATTTTTCATAGCAAAACTAAAAGTTTTATTAATTGCTCTACCTATTAAAGATTGACTAAAACCTGTACGATTTGAGAAATCCATACTTTCATTTATTGAATTATATTTTTCTCCTAATAATTTAAAATTATCTTGTGAAATTATATTTTTAAAATTTTCCATTTTATTTTTTCATTTTTAGATTTAAACCTTTATATAAATTTTTAATACCATTTAACATAAAAGAATCATTTTCAAATATTAATACAGAATTTTTATTCTTTATTGAATCATATATAATTGTCCCATTATATTTTAAATAAAAATGTTCTCCACTTTTTGCAATTCTTTTAAATATTTCTTTATCAGTTAATTCTCTTAACACTTCTTCAATTTTTTCATCAATTTTTTCATCAACTTTTTCAACAACTTTTCCAATATTTTTTTCAATATTTTTTTCAATTGGTATTTTTATTTTTTTAGTTTTTTTAGTTTTTCTTACTTTTTTTAATGGTTTTGTTGTACTTATATCACTCATTAATTCTCCATCACCCTTATATTCATAAACACCATTTAATACCTCTGACTTTTTTACCATAATTTAATCTAAAATTTTTATTTATATATAAAAATAATCATAGTATATATAAAAATTTCAATTTGTTTTTTTATATATAAATTATGTCAAAAAAATTAACTACCAAAGAATTTATTCTGAAAGCAAATATTGTTCATAATAATAAATATAATTATTCATTGGTAAATTACATTAATTCAAAATCTAAAGTTATAATTATCTGTCCTATTCATGGAGAATTTGAACAAACTCCAAGAAAACACTTAATTGGACAAGCTTGTTCAAAATGTAATCAAGTAAATCTACAAAAAAAATACAATAAAGAATTTATTAAAAATGTTCAATTAATTTATAATAATAAATATGATTATTCATTGGTAAATTATATTAATAATTCAACTAAAATAAAAATTATTTGTCCTATACATGGAATATTTAATGTAAGTCCAAGTAATCATTTAAATGGTAGTGAATGTAAAATATGTTCTAATAAACCAATAACTAATATTAAAGAATTTAAATTAAAAGCATCAAAAAAACATAATAATAAATTTGATTATTCTTTAGTTAATTATATTAATAGTAAAACGAAAGTAAAAATAATTTGCCCTATTCATGGAATTTTTGAACAACTCCCAAATAATCATTTATTTGGTTATGGTTGTGGGAAATGTGGCAAAACAAAAAATTATAAACAAAATGATTTTATATTAAATGCGACAAAAACACATCATAACAAATTTGATTATTCAATAGTTAATTATAAAAATAATAGAACAAAAGTAAAAATAATTTGTCCTATTCATGGAATTTTTGAACAAACACCAAACAATCATCTTTCTAAAAAAGGTTGTAAAAAATGTAATGAAAGTAAAGGAGAAAAAGAAATATCATTATTTTTAATAAACAATAAAATAATACATAATAAACAACAAAAATTTGAAAATTGTAAATATAAACAAAAATTAAAATTTGATTTTTATTTACCAACTCATAACATATGTGTAGAATTTGATGGCAAACAACATTTTAAATCAATTAAATATTGGGGTGGTGAAAAAGATTTTATAATTAGACAAAAACGAGATCAAATAAAAAATATATACTGTAAAGAAAATAATATTAAATTATTAAGAATTAAATATAATGAAAATATTAATGAAAAATTAACAACATTTTTTAATGAAAATATTAAAATATAATAAATTTAAATTTTTGAATGAATCCTACTCCGATTTTAACCAATTCTCTCAAATGGGAATGGGTCCAAGTCCTCTTGGACCAGGATATGGATTCGCTGTAGATAAATCATTATCTATTTATGGGAATCAGGACTCACCTTATGTCGATCAATATGCCAGAACACCAATGTTTGTAAATACTCTTATGGGTGTCATTAAAAATCTATACAAAGACACTATTAATAGTTATACTGGAATTAAACATGATCAATTTTTAGAAGATGTTGATTTATATACTAATTTAAAAATATTAAGAATAAACACTAATGAAAATTTAACATTAGATGTTTATATTTCATTTACATTTAATGAAGAAGAATTTTTTGGAGTTTATAAAAAATTTAACTGGATTGAAAGAGAAGAATTAAAAACAGATTTATTTTCTGATTCACAATTCACATATATTGATGGTAATTATATATTAAAATTAGATAATTATTTATTTCAAATTTTAACTAATTGGTTTAAACCCAAGAACTTAAAATATTTAAATTTAAATAAAGATGGTATAATATGTAGAGATAAGATGGGAAATAAATTTTTATTACCTGAAAATTCAATAATTAATGTTGTTGGATCAAATGTTGATAAAGATGATAATACTTATATTGTATTTGAATATAAAGAAGAAAAATATATTATTAATAAAAATAATTATTATTTCTTTAATTATTGGTTTGAAGAATATAATGAAAAAGAAGAATTAATTTAATAATGAAATATTTAAAAACATTTGAAAATAAAAATTCAAAAAATACAGAAATAACTTTCTATTCAACATCAATGGAATATGGTCAGTTTTCAAAAACTATATTTAATTGTATTCTTTCTGGAACCCCATTTGATAATTTAAATGATGCAAAGACTTGGTTAGATGACAAAGTAGATTATATTTATAAAACTTTTGAATTTGATATTGTTTTTGATTGGTTAATTATTAATTTCACATCAACTGATAAATCTGTTCATAATATTAAAATAATTAAATCAATTCCCGGTGATTTAGTTTTTGAAGATGAAGAATCTGAGGAATCTGAAAAATCAGAAAAACCAAAAAAAAAATTGAAAAACCAAAAAAAGAATATAAATCTGTTTGGTTAGAACCTGATGGTAAAAGACATATTGTTGGATTTGCTAAACATAATCATTTTGCTTCACAATATTTAAGAAAAAAGAAAATAAAACGGAATGATGATGGTTATGCTTATGAAGAATTAGAAAATATGGGCTGGGCAAGAATTTTAGGTTGGACATATCCACCTACTTTTGTTTTGCCTAATAAAATTGGGCCAAAACTTATGAAAGCAATTAAAGATTATTGTCAGTCAAATGGTGTTAAATATCCAGATAGAGTTACTTATTAATAATTTTTTTTAATTTTTTTTCTCGAATAATATTGATAAATGTTGTATAACTAATAGAGAAATCAATATCAGAACTATGATAATATCTCCAATTCCATCCTACATAATCACCTGGTTTTAACTCAAAAGTGGTTAGGAAACTATTATTACGTTTATCCCGAAAATATCTATTTGTACAATCACTTTTATGATAAAAATAAATAATAATTCGATTATTAAAAATTGGTAAATCAATATACCATTTAGATATTGGTTCATTACTAATACTAAGGATTTCTTTTATTTTTTGATATTCTTTTAAAGAATATATTTGAATTTTCAAATTTCTATTCATTTTCTAAAATTTTTCTAAATTTTTCTTCTCGAACAAGATTAATAAATGTTGTATAATTAATTATAAAATCAATATCTCTACTATATTTCCAATCCCAATAATTATATTGTTTTGTAGATGTACTACGTCTAAAATAAATTATGACTATTTCATCATGTAAATTATTAAAAGATAAATAATCATTTTTCCAATCAAAAATTGGTTCGTTTCCAAGTAATTCTTTTACTTTTGCAAGTTCTTTTAAAGAATTTATTTGAATTTTTAGAGTTCTATTCATTTTAGAGAAATAACATTTTAATTTGTACTAAGGTCATAATTTTAATTCCATTTTCTTTTGCAAAAACTATTTTATCAGATACAAAATTTTTATCAGAAACAATTAATAATTTACAATCTTTAGAAATTTCTGTTTTACATTCCCAATTTAATTCTTCAAGAACAGAATCTATTTCTTTTCTATCAACAAATCCAGAGATTGTTATAATTTTATCTATTTTTTTAGATTCTACTGCTTTTTTTTCTTCAAATTTTATTAATTCAACTTCAAATTCTTCAAATTTTTGTAATGATGATTTAATTAAATAATTTAAATCTGAATTTTCATCATTTAATTCTTCTCTAATATCTAACATTAATCCATCAAAATCTACAAATAATCCTGATAATTTTTGTCCAATTTTTTTAGAGAATGTTTTTCCAATATTCTCTATTTGTAATGAAAGAATAGCTTTTTCAATATTAATTGATTTTGTATTTTTTACTGCAATTATAATTTTCTCTAAAGCTCGTCCTCTTTGAAATTCTCCACTATTAACTAAAGTTATCTCATTGAATTTTTTTGAATCAAATAAATCATAAGAATGAGTAATACCCGCATTTAATAATTTTTCTATTGTAGATGGACCAATTCCTCTAATATCTAAGGCAAGAATCCCTTTTTGTAATTTTTTTAATATAACTCCTTTACAAGTTGGATTTTTACACATTAATTTAATAACATCATTTTTTTTACCAAAATCAATAACTAATTTTGTATTACATGCAGGACAATATTCAGGAATAAAATTTTTCATAGTTTTTCTTTTAAATTATAGTACAAAGATACAAAAAAAATTTGATAAAAAAAATATTCCACCTAAAAAGATGGAATATTTAAAGAAAAAACATTAATATTATTGATTTTTATTTAACCATATGTTTTATATTTTCTAAAAATTTTGCTGTAATTTCATCTGGTAAATCTTTCATTTCAATCTTAATAAGTCTAACCTCAGAATCTTTTTCTAAAAACTCATTAAATTCTTGTTGATTTTTTGTCATATCATCTAATACTTCAGTATAATTTTCAACCATTTTCTCATAATCTTTTTTAAAATCATCTTGATTTAAAATTTTAAATGATTGTGTTCCATTTGGATTATAATTTAATACAGGATTTCCTCCTTCATCTTTTTCTGAATGCATTTGACAAAGTGCAGTTCTTTCATTTTCATATTTTTGAAAATCTGGATGTGGTGCTTTTCTAATAGAGTCAAATACTTTAATTTCATCATCTAAAAGAGCTTTATTTTTAAATACTGCATATGCAAACACTTTACCTTTAATATAATCTACATCATTTAAGGCTTCTCTTAATTCAAATATTTCTTTATTCTTCATAATTATCTTCTTTTTTTTTATCTATATATTGTAAAAATGTAGTCCAAAACACAAAAAAATAAAGATTTTTAAAAAAATTAAAAAAAATAGACACACAAAAAAATTGTATATCTATTTTTCAATTATTAATCAATATTTTATTTATCCCAAAATGTTTTTTTAGAATCTTTTGATTCTCCACCTTGAACATGGTTAAGAAGAGTTCTTTGATACTTTGCGAATCTTTTATCTTGCAAAAAAGATAAAATAAATTCATTTTTCTTAGTATCTAATTTATCGTCAGTTTCGTATTCATATTTTTCATCAACTACCCATAATAAATATGCTGAAACTTCATCTGGACTTAAATCAAGTAAAAATAACATAATATTTTCTATTTGATTTTTTTTCAAATCTTTTAAATTTATTTCTTTTAAATCATGTAATAATTCTGATTTTTTATCACGAATAAATGTTGCTTGATTTTCTCTTTTAATTTGTGGATAACGATCCATAATATCTCTGATACTAATTTTTAATACATCTTTTAAATATCTAATAAAGGCTACTGCACCTCCACCAATATATCCATGTGCAACTTGTTCTACATCTTTAAACCATGTAGATATTCGTGCATTAAAACCATAATTAGATGTTATATAATCACTTAAAAATGTCCATGTTCTAGGACTTGCATAAGCAACATCAGTTTCAGTTCTTTGTTTTTTTGCAAGATAATATTGATCTGTATGAACAGTTAAATAACTAACAATAATTGATTGAATATGTTCTGTTGCATAATATTTTACCCATTCATCAAAATTCATTTTATGTTTATAATGAATTAAACGACCATTTAATGCAGAATCAAACTCTTCAACATCAGTTCCATCATCATCTCCTAAGTTTCCTGTTGCCACCATCATAACATAATCTTTAAATTTAAATTCATAACCAATCTCTCTTTCTAAAAGAATTTGTAATGCAGCATTCCTAACAGCTAATGGTGCTCTATTCAATTCTTCAAAGTGGATAATTGTTGGTGATTGGTTTGCTAAATAAGCCCAATATGGAATGATATGATTAAGAAAAGTTGCTTCTCTTGTTTTACCATCTTTAGTTGGAATATCTATTTTGAATTTATCTGGGAATAACCCAACATCAGTTTCATCTAACATAGCTAATCTTAAATCAATATATCTTAAACATTTTCCCGATTCAACATGAATCACTTTACTTGCCATTTCTCTTAATGATGTAGATTTAGCAATTCCTGGTTCAGATGTCAGAAATAATACACCTGATTTAGGATACATCATTTTCCAATATCTTAATTGTTTTTCATTTAAATCTGTTATATCAAATTTACCATCAAATGTTAAAATTCGTTGTTCAGATTTTATTTTTTTCTTTTTTTCCATGTATTAAATTTTTTATATATTATTTTTAATTTTTTTAATGATTATTCAGATTGCAAAGATAATAAAAAAATTTAAAAACAATTATTTTTTATCTTTTTTTTTATAATTATTTTTTATAATTATTTTTTATAATTATTTTTTATCTTTTTTTTATAATTATTCTTTACAATTATTCTTTATAATTATTCTTTATAATTTGTATTTATTTCTTCATGTGTTGATAATGAAATTAAAGATAAATTTGTAAATAAATCTAAAATATTACTCTGTTTCATTTACATCTGAGTCGACTTCATTTTCTGAGTCTATTTTATCGGATTTCACATTTACTGAATTATACATTTCTTCATAAAAAGGTTTAAATTTTTCAATGTTGAAGAAATCAATAACAGTTTCGGAATTTTCTTTAGAGTCATCACTATAAAAAGTATCAAGTGCAAATTCTAAATATTCTCTAATTTCATCCTTTTTTAATGTTAAAACACTTTCTGCATGTTCAGAAACATTGTCAACATTATTCAATTCTACTTGTTTTAATTCATTTAAATTCATAATTTTTATTTTATTTATTTTTATTTATTTTGTATATTTTAATTTTTTAGAAAAGTTCAATTTTTTTTAACTATTTTTAATTGCTTCTACAACTTCATCATAATTATCTTCATCAAATCTTATATTTAATTTTTTATTGTATTCCGCTTCAAACCATTCTAATAGGTCATTTCCTGCCCAAAAAATTTCTTCAGGTGGATCCTCCCCAAGACCAAAACATGGTACTCAGAAACTCTAAAAATTTTTCTTTTTCTTTCATAATTAATTTATTATATTATTTTGATTTATCAATTATTATTTGTTTAATTTTACTTGAATTATATACTAATGGACATTCTGTATTTGTTGATAAAACTAAAATTTTTCCTTTAATTCCTGTTATATCAAGACTATCTGTATAACCATCTGTAAGAATTACAGTATTTAATTTATTTAATTTTTTATCAGCCACAATATATTGTAATCCTGGAGTTAATGTTGTTCCACCTAATCCATGTATTTTCATTTTTTCAAGATCTCGTTTTCTTTTAATATGAAGTACTTCTTGAATTTGAGTATCAACTTGTATTAAATTTATTTCAATATCATTTTGAAATATATAAGACAATACTTTTTCAAAATCTCCACTCATAGAACCAGAAGTATCTAACAAACAATTTATTCTTGTTTTGTATTTTCTTTGTCCTTTTAATCCTTCAATACCTCTTCTATTCAATTTAGTAATAGATTTTTGTTTTTTAGAACCAAATATATCATTACTAATAGTTCTTTTAATTTCTTTAAGATAATCTTTTTCTGTTTTTTGAAGTTTATTTAGAATTTTTTCAACAGAACCAGATTCTAAACCTCTTGCTTTTAACTTTTCTATTTGTGAATTAACCCATTGTTTTCTAACTGCTTCTGGAACATCATCATCAAAATGAATATCAAAACTTTGACCTTTATTATATTCAATATTTTCAAAAAATCTTTCAACAGGATACATATCAACATCATTTTCTCTTTTATCCCCTGATTGACCATTATTTCCATAACCACTACTTTGACCTTGACCATCTTGTGGTTCTCCTTCTCCTTGTCCTTGACCAGAACCTTGACCATCTTGTTTTTCTTGACCACATTTATCACAACAATCTTTTCCAGAACCTTGACCTTCTTTATCGCTTTCTTGACCATCTTTTCCATCTTTTCCATCTTTTCCATCTATTTTTTGTCCACATTTTCCACAATATTTTTGACCATTAATAGTAACATTTCCATCTTTATCAACTTTTGCTTGTTTATCTAATTTATCAGAATTTTTATTTCTCCAATCATTATATTGATCCATTAACCAAAAATAAACATCTTCAAAAATTGGCGCACCTCGATAATCTTTGGAAAGAAATACACAAGTATTATTTCCTAATTCATCTTTTGGTATTTCAATTACATTAGTTAAATTTTCTGCAATCATCATTTCACCATGAATAATAGAGTTAATAATCATATCTGCTGCCAGGTTTGATATTTTTTTATCGTATCCCATACCACGTTTATGATGATCAAATATTAAGTGAAAAACTTCATGAATAATTGTGAATAAAACTTCTTTTCTATTACAATTTTCAATAAATTCTTTACCCCAATAAAAATTCATTCCTTTATCAGTAACATTTACTCCACATGTTGGTATTTGTGCTTGTGTAAAATTGATTGCTTGTGTAAATTCTCCATAATATGGCATCTTTGTTGATGTAATCATTTCAATTATACAATCAGATAATTTTTCATGAATCTCTTGACTGACAATTAAATCTTTTAATACCATAGTAGGTATATTTTTAGTGCCCATTCCAGGTACTTTTTTAAATTTATCTTTTATTTTCATATTTTTTTAATTTATTCTCAGTTTTATAAGTTTATTTGATAACGTCTAAATAATCATTAATGGATATTAATATTTCTTCAGTTTTGCAAAGATAAATAAATTATTTTAAATAAAAAGTTTTTTTTAAATAAGTTTTTGAAACATTTCATCAATGAACATAATTAAACTGATTGCCAATGTAAACATTTATTACATAATATTCCACCATCAAATTTTTTACAATCCAATGAACCACAAGAAAAACAGATAAACTTACCACTTTGTTGCACTTCATAAAATAAATCCAATATTTCAGATGTTATAATATGATTTTCATTATTCGCTGAAACATTGTGAGTTTCTAATAATTTAATAATTTTATCTTTAATATTTAATAATTTTTCTTTTGTTTCATTATAATTCATATTTTCAAATTTTTTAATTTATAGTCTTGCAAAGATAAATAAATTTTTTTATCTTTCATCTTTATTTTAAAATAATTTCTTCTTTATTATCATTATTAATTTATTTAAATTATTTATTGGTGGTATATTATTATAAATTATATCAAATTTATTAAAATTATCTAATTCTGTTTCTGAATAATGGTTATTATCTCTTTCATCTGTTTTATTTATATTTTTTGGATCTCCTACTAATCTAATTAAATATCCTCCACGATTTAAAATATATTCTGCTTCATTTAAAAATCTTACATCCGTTATTATAATATTTTCATCATTTTTCAAATTATTAAATAATGATATTATCCATGCATCTTCATGAAATTTTTCTCTAATTGCATCAGAAGCAAGTTTTTGAAACATTTCACCAATAGTCATTCCCCATTTGGATAAATAAATTAGTTTTCCTTGTCGAGATAATACAACTTTTAAATTTACACCTGTGAGCAAAGATACAACTTTTTTAACATTATATCCAAAAGCATAAGATTTAAAATTCATTTCTGGAAATGTTTCAATAATTTTTTTAGTTACTGCGTCCTTTCCCGATCCAATTTGTCCACTAATCCCAATTATCATTTATTCTCTTAATTTTTCAAAAATCATTAAACAATTATTATCTAAATTTAATGAATCTTTAATTAAAAACATTACATAATCATCACCATCACAAGATTCTAAAAATTCATCTTCTATAAAATCCATATCTAAATTAACATCATCATCTGAATAATAAATAATTGAATCTGTTATTTTCCAAAAATAATCTGTATAATCTTCTATTGGATAAATTGAATCTCCACTAGTATAATCAAAATACTCATAAATTTTTTTAATTGTTTTATTATAATCTTTTAATAACTTCATTTAATTATTATAATATCTTTTTTTATAATTGTTTAAAGATAATTAATATTTTATTAATATTTTATTGAAAATGGTTAGGAAATATCTATAATTGTTAGGAAATATCTATAATTGAGGTTGATCTTACTATTCCTTTATTTTTAAAAGGTATTAATTTAGCTCTTATTGAAATTTTAAATGTTGTGCCATTTTTTTTAATACCAATTGCATCATATGGTTCTAAAAGATTATTTTTCATATGTTTTGATACTAAATCATGATATTTAGAATCAATAATATTAATTTTAAATATCCCAATATTTTTTAAAAATTCTTTAACTGTTAAATATCCAAACATTTCTGCGGCTCTTTTATTACAATCTATACAAACTCCATTTTTAGAAAAAAATAATGCTTCTGTTGATGCTTCTGCGAAAAAATGATAATATTCTTCATTTTTTATATCTAAATCTAATATTTTTTCTAATTCTCCATTAAAATTTTTATATAATTTATCAACATCACTCATAGCAATTTTCATAGCAATACAATATAAATCTAATAAATAATCTATTTTATGTTCTACTGTTGAATAAACAATATTATCATTTTCAAATGCTTCTTCTACTACATTTTTAATGAAAAGTATTGTTTTTTCATGATGAATATTAAATCCTTTTTTTTCATGAACCATAACTAAATTATAAAGTTCTTGACCAAATTCTTTTAATATTTTATCATTATAATCATTTACTATATTTGTAATATTTTTTATTACTAATGCATAAAATTGATTATTAGATAAATTATAAATTTTATCATTTGTTATTAATTCTTTAGAAAAATATAATATAGAATCATACATATTTTTTAATATTCTACGAAATATATATGATTTCTCTGGTACTCCAACGTTTATCATACTAATAGTATGATAAACAAATGTTTTTTCACAAAATATTTTATGATTTAAAAAAGAATATTTATTTCTTTTTTTATTTTTTAAACATTTAATCCATTTAAATAATGGTTTTTTAAAAAACCATAATAACCATAATAATATAAATATTATAGAAAATACAATTTTCCATTCAATTGGAAAATTTTCAAGAAATTCTAATAATTTTAATAATACATCCATTATTTATATCGTTTTTTTTTATTTTTTTAAAGTTTCTTTAATAATAATTTTTTTATCTTCAATAAGGACATGTTTTTTAAACCAAGTTGATAAAAATGTATAAATTTTATTTTGATCATAATTATTACCAGAACAATAATAATCTATTGTTTGTATATATATATTATGTAATTGAATATGTTCTTTCATATTTTTATAGTTATTATTTTTAAAATATTCTTCTTCTGTTTTAAAATGATAAACTGCACAATCTTTAAGTTGTAAAATTATATTTCGCAATTGTTTCTTATTTAATATTTTTTGTTCTAATTTATTTAATATTGTTAATAATTGTTTGTGTTGATAATCAATAACTGGAATTCCTAATTTATATTTAAAATCTAACATAATTTCTGATTTTTTTATTATATATTAAATAAAAAAATCAGTTTTAAATTAGTTTAATTTTTTATATAAGATATTTAATTCTTTTAACCAAATTTGTTTTATAGATGTATTATTAATAATATTTATTTCTTCTTTCTTCTTATTAAAAATTTCTTTTAATTCTAATAATTTTTCATTTGTTAATGTTAATATGCTCATATTTAATAAATAACCATATGAATTATCTATTTTCGAAATTTTTAATATCTCTAAATTATTTTCAATATCTTGACGTTTTTTATTTTGAATTGTTAATGTTCCCTTTAATATTTCATTTATAAATTTCATTTTATTAATTAACATAAATCTATCTTGTTCCAATTTATTTAAAATAAAATCTTTTCTTTTTTGATAATATTCTAATCTAATATCTAAAAAGTCTGATATAATATCATCTACTGTTTTATAATGTTTTATTTTATTATCTGCATCAAATAATATTTGATTATTTATAGAAAAATAAGTTTCTAATTTAAATATTTTAATTAAATCTTTTTCAATATTTTTCATATTTGTTCTATCAACAGTTATAATAATGTCAACTTTTATATCAGTATCATTTTTAGTGTATTTTTTAATAATTTTATTATCTTCTAATTCATCTAATATCGTATAATATTTATCATTCCACATTCCAATTGGTAATTCTTTAATATGTAATATTGAATTACTCTTTTTATTTATAATTCCTTGTGTAACCCATCTTGATTTTTCAGAATCAAAATAAACTTTCCCTTTAAAATTTTTAAACCATGGAATTAATTTAATTGTTTTTTGATTTTTTAATTTAAAAACTAAATATTTTATAATATCAACTGGATTATATTTAATGACTGTTGTTGACCAACCTGTACCAATACCTTCTGCACCATTAACTAATACCATTGGAATAATTGGTACATAATATTCTGGTTCAATTGGAAATCCATCATCATTTAAATAATTTAAAATTTGATTATCATCTGGTTTAAAAATATTTGTAGATATTTCTGATAATTGTGTGAAAATATATCTTGAACTTGCAGCATCTTTACCACCTTTTAAACGTGTCCCAAATGCTCCTTTTGGTTGTAGTAAATTTATATTATTTGTTCCAACAAAATCCTGAGCCATATTTATGATTGTGCCTTCTAAACTAACATTCCCATGATGATATGCTGTATTAGATGCCGTGTCACTTGCACATTGACTGACCTTTATTTTATTTTTATAATTCTTTTTAAATAGAGTATAGAGAATTTTTCTTTGACTTGGTTTAAAACCATCAACAACAGAAGGAATTGAGCGAAGATTATCTATCATTGAAAATTCAATAAATTCTTTATTAAAAAATGTTTCATAAGTTGTTTTTTCAGAAAATTTATCAACTACTATACCTGGTTGATAATTACTCAACCAATTTTTTCTATCATTTGTTCTTTTTTCATTGAAAACCATATCCACAATATCGTGTGGGTCATTATCATATTGGAATGGTATTAAAAATTTATCAATATCTTTAAAAAATTCTTTTATTTCATGTGGTTCTATTGTCCCTAAACCTTTGTAATATGTCACAAACCAACCAGTTGTGTTAGTTTTCTTCCATTTATCATAATCATTTAATTTGTAGAAGAATTTAGATTTTTTACCTTTTTCAATTTTGACAATAGGTGTCACAAAATCATAGAGAAAATCCAATGACAGTAGTGATTTCCAGTAATTTTCAAACAGATTTATCAAGAGCCCTTTAATGTGAGTCCCATCACAATTATGTGTTAATAATAATTTATCGTTTTTTGTAACTAAATAAAATGTATTATCATCTTCAACTTCAATATCATAATATAATTCTGTTGTTGTGTTTTTTATTTCTATGCTATCTGGGGACACCAAAAAATAATCATCTATGTTTATATTCATTTATTTTTTATATTTTTTTAAAAGTTTATGTCTCAAAAAATAATCATAATCATTTGGATATAATACTCTAAACTCTTTATTTGTTTTTGTCTTATTGAAGTTTTTAATTGCTTTTTCTAAAAAATCAAATTTTGGAAAAAACATATCAATCCAATTATTATCACATGCAGTTTTGTATGCATTATGATTTTTTAATTTAAATGTAGTTTTGTTTTTATATTTTTTTGATTCTTCTCTACATAAATCTATATTATCATATTTATTTTCAGGACGAAATAAATCATATATTTCATTTATCCAGTTATTTTTTCTACTATTATTATAAGCACTTTGATATATTTCTCTAAACTCTTTTTTTGTTGAACATTTCCTTGCAACATCAAAACATTTTTCTTTTGTCCATATAAGTATACCACCACCGAGATTACCTGTCTTTTTAATATTTATTTTTTGATAACCTTTATCTAAATATGATTGTAATATTTTTCCTTCTAACTTTTTAATTGTTTTTTTATCAGTTATACCAGATTTCTCTTTTTTATATTTAATATTTTCTTTTTTAATATTATTTTTAATTATGAATTTATATACACTGCTTTTTGGACTATTTGATAAATGATTACTTTTTCTACTTTTTTCATTTATTGTAAGCCCAACATACACATACTTGTTTGAAAATAAATATGAATATATAATCCATTCTTTATTATAATCATCTAAAAAAGAACATTCCTCATATATTCTCTCTAACCAACCGTTTTTTGCTGATTTTGTGTATGGTGTATATTTGTTTCTAAATTCTTTTTTTGTTTTACATTTTTTTGCTATTTTTAAACACTCTTCAAATATCCAAAATCCATTTGATTTGTAATTTTGTTTTAATGATGTACACACTTCATCTAAAAGTTTATTTCTAACACAATATTGATATGCTGTATTATACTTATTATAAAAATCTTCTTTTGAAGAACACAATTCAATTTTTTTAATACAAAGTTGTTTTGTCCATTTCTTTTTTGGTTTTTTCATATGCAAACATATTTCATCTAACCATTTTTCTTTTCTTGATTTTTCATATGAACCCTTTGCTTTTTTACTATATTCTTTTCTGGTTTTATATTTTTGGGCTTCTACTTTACAAGTTTCTAAATTCCAATAATTTCTCTTTTTCATTTATGTTACTTTATTTTTTATATCATAACTTATATATAAAATAATGAAAGTCATTTTTTTTATTTTTTTAATAACAACAAATCAGTTTTCAACATATCTTTTGCAAATATAATTTCAATATCACCATCTCTCTGAACTATCATTTTATGATACTCACTAAATTTGAATATTTCATTATTATATTTTATCTCAATATATTTTTCTTTTTTTGTTTCAATAATCTTTAAAATTCTCTTATATTCTCCGCTATGAGATAAAACTTGGTCATCATATGTTAAATTTTTAATTTTTTTAATACCAGATTTTGTTTTTATTAATGTTTCACCATCTACACAATCAGCATCCCCAGCAAACACTACTTTACCATATCTTAGGTCAGATAAATCTTTATAATCTTTTCCAAATTCTAATCCCAATGCTGATATAATATTCTTTATTTCATCATTCTCTAAAATCTTTTTCATTGTAGATTTTCTAACATTAAGTGGTTTTCCTTTCAATGGGAATACACCATAATAATCCCTTCCAGTTGAAGAAAATCCAGTGATAATTGTACTCATTGCAGAATCCCCTTCTGCAAGAAATAGGCTGGCATCCAATGATTTTGTTGTTCCAGCTTTATTAGCATCATCTAATTTCCTAATACGAATCTTAGTTTTCTTACCATTATTTAACTTCTTTAATGCAGCATGTTCTCTAATTTCAATATAATTCATGATATCTTCTATGATTTCTGAATTCATAATAGATTTTATCAATTTTTGAGATACTTGAATATTACCAATATGTTTATTTGTTAATCTTGTTTTTAAAGTTTCTTTTGTTTGTGTATCAAAATCTGGATTAATTATTTTTGTATTTAAAAATATAAATAATTTAGATTTTATATCATTTGGTTTAATTATTACTTTTTTATGTTTTTTCTCTAATTGAGTTTTTAATTCATTGACAATTTGATTTGTAATAAAATTAACATGAGTGCCTCCTTGATAAGTAGTTATACCATTCACTAAACTAATATGTTGAAATTCTTCAATATTTGTTGATGATACACCAACTTCCCAACCATTTGATAAATCTTGATAAAATATTTCATTATCAGTATGCAATTTCACATAATCATTAAAATTCTTTATTGGTATTAAATTACCATTATAATAAATTTTAATTTTTGTATAAACTGCAACATCAATAACTCTTTTTAGTATGATTTGTTGGATTTCTTCAGTAATTTCAGTCATACCAAATTTTTCAAAATCAGGATAATATGTTATTTTTGTGAAATTCTTTTTTGATTTACCAATTTTCGGTTTTCCTATTTTCTCTAAATTATTTGAGAATTCTTGTTTATAAGATTTTTCACCATCTGCTGTGTCAACAATAAATAATTTAGAATAAATATTTGTTAAAGTTGCTCCCATCCCATTTTTACCCCCAACTAATCTTTCTTCTGTATCATCATAGTTCGAAGAAGTTAGTAAATATCCAAAAATCAATTCTGGGACATGGATTTTATGTTCTTTATGAATTTCAATAGGTATTCCTGGACCATCATTTTCAATAGAAATAAAATCTTTTTCAACTATTACTTTGATATACTTTACTTTACCAGTTCTGATAAATTGATCTGATGCATTAACAATAATCTCATCAAATATTTTTAAAAATCCGGGATTAAAATTAACTATTTTAGGATTTAACTTAATATTTTCAAAATCAGTAATATCGTCAACAATAAATGTTTCTTTTAATTCTGTTTCAGTTGAACCAATATATGAATCTGGTCTTTGTAGAACATGTTCTCTATGAGTTAGTTTTATATACTTGTCTTCTATTGTTTTATTAGTCAAATTATTGTTTTATTTTTTTATATGTTTTTCTATATATTTTAAAAAAGTGTTTTTGTTTTTTAATATATAATTAAAAATAATAAGTGAAAATGAAAAATATTGAAAATTATGAAAATTTTAAATTAATAAATGAAGGAACTTATGATGATTTTATGGGAAATTATCATAATGAAATAGCAACAGCAATAAAACAATTAAAAGAAATAAAAAATACCACAAATATTCCAGAAGATAAAGAAATATTTAAAAATATAGAAAAAAGAATGTCTATTTATGATAAAGGTGTTGGAGAAATGGTAGATAGTTGGACTTGGAGAATTCCAAGTTTTCATGAAATATCACAATTTGCTATACAAAATATGAATAATCATGGAACTGAACCACAATTTATATTAGATGCTATTGAAGATTATTACAATATTTTAAGAAAATATATTTAATATATAAGAAGATAATATAAAAAAAAATAACAAAATTATGAAAATAAAAAGATTTGATGACATTCTTAATGAAGCAGCAAAATCAACTGCAAAAAAAGAAATAGAAAAAGATGCAACAACATTCATTATTAGTGAATTAAAAATGAAAGAACTTGGTAGATATGATATGATTCTTGCTATTGAGAAAAAATTCAAAGATAAAGATATAACTGAAAAAGAATTAAAAAAAGTAGCTCGAACAGTTGCTGATGATATGATTCATGATCCAGGAAAAACAAAATATAAAATAACTGGAAGAACTGATAGTACTGATAAAAATAAAAAAGCATTATTTACTATTGGTGGAAAGAAAAAAGATATAAAAACATCTAAAATTAAAGATGAAGATATAAAAGAGACCCCTAAAAAAGATAAAGAAACTCCTAAAAAAGAAGAAAAGAAAGAAGAAAAATCTGAAAAGAAAGAAAAGAAAGAGAAAAAGAAAAAAATAGACAGATTTGCTGAATTTGATAAGAAAGAAAAAGAAGAATTATCAAAATTAGATATGGAAGATATAGAAAAAGCAAAAAAAGCTGCAACAAAAGATATCAAAGAAGATAAAGGAAAAACTGATAGAAAATATGATTTTTCTAAAGATAGTACAAAACAATTATTAACAAAATTAAAAAATGATAAATTTGTTGAAGATTGGGAAGAAATTGAAGATATAATTGACAAAAGAACAAAATAACTAATTAAAAAACCAGTACTAAATACTGGTTTTTTTATGTAAACTATTTTTCATAATATTTCTATAAAATTTATGAATACATTTTATAATCATAGTGGAGGAGCGTTAGGAGCTGATTCTCAATGGGATATAATTGGTAGAGAATATGGATTTAATAATCATAATCACTATTGGTATGAAAAACCAAATCCATTATCAAAAAAAGAAGATGAAATCACCGAAGAAGAATATCAAGAAGGTATTTTAAATATTCATAAAGCTAATAAAATTTTAAAAAGAACTAATATAGATAATTATATGCATCTATTAGCACGAAATTGGATGCAAGTAAAGAATGCAGAAACAATTTATGCAATTGGGGTTATTAAAAATAATAAAGTCTCTGGAGGTACTGGTTGGTCAATTATAATGGCTATTGATAATCATAAAGAGGTGTATGTTTATGATCAAACAATTAAAAATTGGTTTTATTGGAATGATGATAAATTTATTATTTGCAATACTCCAATATTAACTAAACATTATGCTGGAATTGGTACTAGAGAAATAAATAAATTTGGAATCCAAGCAATTAAAAACACTTATTTAAAAACTAAAAAATATTTTAAAAATATATAATTTCTAATAATTTTAATTTTCTTTTACTTTGTTTTGTTAATTTAAAATTTCTTCTTTCCATAAATTTTCTTAAATGTACTTTTCTTTTTGAAAGTTGTGTAATATTTGTATTTTTTATATAAAATGTGACCATATTTTTTGTAGCACTTAATATTCTGATTTCATCAACATATTTATATTGTGCTGATGGATATCTATTATAATCATCATCTATTCCTTCAGTTTTATTATACCAATATTGTGTAGATGATAAAAAAATCATTCCTTCTGATATTATTTTTTCATCATTTATTATTTTTATTTTATCACTTAATATCTTTATTTTTTCTTTAAATGTATCTATATTAAAAGCTTCTATTAACCTATTATATTTTACTTCAACTTTAAGTGTAAACATTTTAAGATCAGTATAAAATATTGAATATCTATCTATAATAGTTTTTAAATAATTTAATTTAATTGTATTCAATTTTAATGATAATTTTATTGAATTCATATATGAATTACTATAATTTAATACAATATCTGTGGTGGATAATTGTATAATAAAAGCACATAAATCATATTGATTATTATTGAATTCTATTTTAGGATATAGAAAATCTCTTATACCATAATTTACATTGATAATAGGAATATCCAAATAAATTTTTTCAAAATAAAATAATCTTTTGGTGAGAATTTCATAATCTCTTTTTTCAGTTAATTTTCGAACTCTTTCTTCACGTGCAAATAATTCTTCGTTTAAAATTGTGCGTTCTTTAACTAATAGATTTAATTGTTGTATTGGAGTTAATTTTGGTTTTCTTGCCATTAAAATTTTTGATTAAATTAATAATTTTACAAAGATATAAAAATTATTTTATTTAACAAAAATATCATTCATTTTCTTCTTCTAAATATCTTTTCTCTTCTTCCCATATTTCTAAATTTAATGGTATTTCTTCAAAAACCCCATCATTATACATATCTACCATTTCTAAAAAATCATCAAATTGATCTTGTTCAACATAATCATCAAATTTTCCATTAATTTCACTTTGAAAATATATTTTAGTAATATATTTTGGGTAGATATTTGCTTTATAACTAAATTTTCTATATGTTGCACCAATATATTTATTGTGTAAATGAATTAATTGAGGTTCTGATTCAGTATATATCTGGTTACTATATAAATCATCAAAATATTCATTTCCCTGATTTATATAATCAACATAAAAATCATAATCTTTTTCAACTTTATCAATATCTATACAAGATGAATCAATTTCTAAAATAACTGGATAAGATTTTGTTTTTCTTGCACTATTATCGGCATAAAATGTTGCTTCAATTATAGATGATGTGAAAAACAAATATTTACAAAATCTATAAATATTTTTAAAATTAGATTTTTGATTTCGTCTAATACCAATTTTTAAAATTTCATTAATTACTCTAGTAGATGTTCCATGATATATTTTCTTTGGTAATTTTCTAACTTCAATATCTTTTGAAAAATTTTCAATTACTGTTTCAATATGTAACAATTCAGTATTTTCTTGTTCTTGATCATAAACAATATATGATTCATAACATTTAATATATTCAATAAATAATTTCCATCTTAATACTTTTAATGTTTCAATAAATTGTTTTGATATATTTATATCTATTTTAAATTCTGAACTACTAACATAATAATCTATATTATTTAAATTTCCATTTTTTAAATCCCAATTAAATATAATAATATTTGGTAATTTTTCTCGAATAATAGTTAATAAATCATAATAATTTATATTTTCTAAATATTCTTTCAAAATATGTTCATTATTTAATTCTTTTAAAAATTTTAATAAATAATCTTCTTTCTCTAATTTTTTTTCATCTAAAATATAAATATACTTATTATATGATATAATTATATAGTTTTTATTATCTAAATGTTCTATCCATTCAGGATGAATTAAAACTTCATTTAAAAAATCATTAAAATATTTTATTTTTTTCATTATATTTTTTTAATTTTTTTAAAATATTCTCATTATATTTAATTCTTAATAACTTAATATTATTTTCTTTACAATAATTATTTTTTATTAAATCTCTTTTTTGTGTTTCTTTTAATACTTTTTCACCACCAAAATATTCAATTGATTTAAAATGTTGTATTCCATCAAATTCAATACACAAATTATAATCAGTCAAATAAAAATCAAATGGTAATTTTCTTTTATTTTTACAATTATTAAATGTTTTTTGTTTTATATATTTAATATTTAAATTATTTAAAATAATTCTTATTTCTTTTTCTCCTTTACTTTCATTGCAAATAGGACAACCAGTTTTTTTATTAATATGATTATCTGGTGTTTGTTCAAATATTCCATGTTTTTTACATATAATTTTTATTTTTATATATCTGAACGTAAAACACACAAATCTTTAGTTTGTGTGATGTAAGTGAAAAAATGGAATAAAGTCATTATTTTTTAATTATATATAGATTTAATTAAACTTATGTTTAATTAAAGTTCT